AATACACGGGTGGTTAGATCTAACCAAGGTAGTCAACTTGAATATGATCAAAATAGAAATTTTATCACACTACGACAATGCTTAGAAATCCGTAGTATTGTTTCTTACGATAATCCTCCATCTAGTGAAGTAGTAGATATTAAATCTATGGACTTTGGATCAGAGTTTAAAGGTAAGCATCGTGTATGGACATTTAAGATAATTCCAGATAGAGTAGGCGTATATACCAGCGCCGACGGTGATCCTGTGGGCAGTCTATTAGAAGACATACACTCTGTACCAATTATTAAAAATTTATTAGAAACGGTAAATATAGACAAAGCGATCTTCAATTGTAAAGATCCAGGTGTAAAAAACACTATTATCAGGGCCTTTAAGGGCACGAGTTAAGGAGATTGTTTTATGTCCGTTCAGGGACCAATTGACGCAGAGAAGGAAAACTTATCTGCACACGTAGATTTATGTGCTCAACGTTACCAATCGTTAGATGAACGTCTAACTAAGATAGAAGGTAAATTTTCAGAGTTACAGAAACTAATCGAAAGTGGTCAGAATAGCATGACCAAAATACTAATCGGTACAGCAGGAACGGTACTAACAGGTATTCTAGGACTAGTTGTAGTAGTATTACAAAAACATTGATATGAGAATATTCGAATTATTTGAACAAACCGTAGCACCTACTCCTCCTGGACAGGGGCAAAAGTTACCTACTACACAACCCACGGAAGGTCCGCCTAACACGTCTAACACTCCTCAGACTGATCAACCAACAGGTACACCGCCGACTACAGCAGGACAACCAGCACCAGCTACACCACCTAATCCCAATACTCCGCAAGTCGGACAACCAATGGGCGCAGGAGCAACACCGCAGGCCAATCCGCAACAGCAACAACAGCAACAACAAATGGCGCAACAATCTAAAGACACTATGACTGACTTAGATAAAATTGCCGCACAGATTGTTGGCCTAAAACAAAAACAACAACAAATGCAACAGCAGTTGCAACAACCAGCGCCATGAAAATAGAACAACTCTTAAATGGCATCAGGATACCTCTTACTAACGAAGAACACAAGTTCGTTAGTAGGCACGACTCTAGTGTAAAGATTACAAGTTTAGATGAACATGATCAATGGTTAGCTCAAAGTTTGGTACGTAAGGGTATATATCAAATAAGTAAAGATAACAATACTTTGATAAACAATCTGAATGAAAAACATTCCAAATAAACTTTACAAGAAGATACAAGATCTTTCTGAAGAAGTAAAGCGCGACCTTAGAAAAAAAGGTATCGTAGTACCTGTAGAAAATGACGACGGCTCTATATCCGTTGGTTATTTTAAAATAGTTAAAACACCACTAGGCTACGATTTGCTAAACCCATCAGGGGATATTGTTGTTGATCGTATAAACTTGCCGCAGAGTGCTGTGCTAATTGCCAACGCTATGGCATTGGGCAAATACAAAGATGAAAATATAGTCAACTACGACAGACAATACGGATATGCGTTATTTGAAGAAGAGTTACATAAGAGGTTTATAGCAAATAGTAAGAAAAAGTCATTGGACCACTATGAGCTAATGGTAACTAAGACATTGATAGCCAAGGCTAAAAAGGATTCTTACAAGAATACTCTAGTCTCTCGTTATCAAAAACTGATGCAAATATTATAAATACAAATAACCAATTTTTCGGAACTCTTTATGAAGACTACAGATTTTACCATTAGCGTTACAAGTACAAAGTTACAAGAAAATATTGCCAAACAATTTGGCACTAGAGTGAACTTAACTAAGTATAATCGTGAGCAGTTAGAAGACATGCGTAACAAACTACGTACTCGTGTTTTCCAGCAAGAGGGAAAATCTGGTTACAACGATCTACATCAAAATGAGTCGTACCAAAAAGACAAAGCAATGTTAGAATTGCTCAACACAAGGATTAAAGAAATGCTAGGCGAACAAATGCAAAAACTACGTGATCGTATGGATCAACTAAGCGAGGCTAAGAAAGGTACTCGCCCACCAAAAACAAAAATTACCGCTAAGGGTTCTAAGCCTGATTTCTTAGACCTTGATAAAGATGGTAACAAAACAGAGCCAATGAAAAAGGCTGCTAAAGATAAGAAAGTTGCTGAGGCTGCAAAGCCAGACTTCTTAGACCTTGACGGTGATGGCAATAAGAAAGAGCCAATGAAGAAAGCCGCTAAGGACAAGAAAGTCAAAGAAGGTTTCCCAACCGTTGATGATGCTAAGAAAGCAGCCGCTGGTACAGCTGGTATGAAAGCTGGCGAGAAGAAAAAGTCTAGCACTGGTGGTACTATTGAAAAGACCGCTACAGGACTAAAGCATACTGCTGGTAAGAACTACGGTGGTAAGGATGCTCCTAAGACTCCTGATAGCGATAAGAAAGTTAAAGAAGGTAAGGCACACGCAAAAGATTGCGGTTGCAATGAATGCAGTGGCATGTGGGAAGGCAAAGACGAAGGCAAACCAGGTAAGAACTTTGCTAAGATTGCTAAGTCAGCAGGCAAGAAATATGGTAGCAAAGAAGCCGGTGAACGTGTAGCAGGTGCAGTACGTGCTAAGTTGGCCAAGCAAGGCAAACTAGAAGAAGCTAACGCTATGTTCAAACACAATGTTCGTTTTGTAAACGAAAGCATTGGATTCCTATTAAGTGAAGACGAAGAAGGCAAGGCAAAGGCTATTACTGCCGCAGGCGATATGGTCAACGACTTCACAAGCTGGATGCAACGTGTTGGTCAATATCAAACTAAAACAATGATTGAATTGGCAGATGCTATCAAGGCTGACTTCGGTCAAGCAGAAGCAGAAGCATTTAAACAAGCAGTTGCTCCTGCACTAAGCCAAACATTAGAAGTGCTAACACAACAACGTGAAACAATCAGCGGTGCAGTTGCATCTCTAGCTGGTGGTGGTATGCCAGAAAATCCAATGGGAATGGACGCAGGTATGTCTCCAGAACCAGGTATGGATGCTGCCGGTCCAGACATGATGAACCCAGCACCAGCTGGTGACGAGTTCGGTGCAAGCGATGCAGCCGCAGGTGGTGCAGAAGCTTCCGGACGTGCAATGCGCGAAAGCAAAGAAGACCGTAAAGCACGTCGTCTTGCTGAAGCACATAGCATTATGGCTAAATTGGCGAAGTAATGAGATTATTTGAAGTAGACCAAGGGTCTGCCAGAGATGTATTAGCAGTAATGCAAGGTCTGGCAGACAAAGAAGGGCAGGAAAGTCAACTGCCCTTTCCCGTTGTGATGAACATATTAAAACCGTTTGGTTTAGGCATTAGTACTCCAGACGGTCTTATTGCTTTAAAGAATAGTGTAGACCCAGATGGCGATGTTATCAAAGATATTTCCGATGATGGTACCGTTACATTAAACACTAAAGTTCAAGGTGCCGAAACTCCGCAAGATGCTACTAGTGGCACACAAAAACCAACAGGCCCAAGTGTAGATAAAATGGCTGCGGCAAACTCAAAAAATCTAGGGTCAAATCTTTGACATTATCGATATAGGTAGTTATAATTAAGTTTATGACTATCTATACTCCTCCTCCGTTCGTTGAACGATTCCAATATAAAAACTGCCAACAAATTAATGATCCAGTAACTCGTAAAAGAGTTTACCAAACTCCAGACGGAGAAAGACTTCCTAGTGTAACTACTATCCTTAGTTCTACTAAAGATATGACAGCACTGAATGAATGGAAGAAACGAGTAGGTGAAGCCAAAGCACAACAAATCACAACAGAGGCGGCCGGGGTGGGGACCGCTATGCATGCCAACTTAGAAAGATTTATTGCAGGCGTACAACGACAACCCGGTAATAATCCTGTACATGTTCAAGCTAACAAAATGGCAGATGTTATTATTGAAAACGGCCTTAAGGATATGAGTGAAATATGGGCCATGGAACAGAGTTTATACTTTCCAGGTCTATATAGCGGAACTACTGACTTAGTAGGTGTTTACAAAGGTAACCCTAGTGTATGCGACTACAAGCAAACTAACAAGCCCAAGAAAGAAGAATGGGTTGATGACTATAAGATTCAATTGGTTGCCTATATATTAGCACATAATGAAGTTTATGGTACTACGATCAACGAAGGTCATGTGTTTATGTGTAGTAGAGATCTACAATATCAACAATTTGACCTATGGCCAGACGAATTTACCCATTGGGAAAACAAGTGGTTAGATAAAGTACAAGAATATTACACTACAGGTATGCGTGGCCTAAAACAAATGCTTACTCAGTAAGATAAATATCCCATACAGGGATATTTTTATGGCCGTTATTGAGATTGCAAAAATTCAGGTCCGAAGAGGACAAGAAAACGTTACAGGTGTACCGATGTTAGATCCTGGCGAACTTGGCTGGGCTGAAGATACGCAAAATCTTTACATTGGTAAACGAATCAGCGAAGGTGCAAACAGCGACAACAATACTCGCATTTTAACTGAAGTTGATCTACGTAATATTTTCAATGCACTGGGCGGTGGAACTACTGGATCTGTTGCAAGTACCAGTACATATAGATATCGAGACGACCTCCCTTACATACATTTTGCATCTACTACAACAAATATTGCTAAAAAGTTAGATAGCACTTTTGCCAACTTGACAGATTTTACACAGGCTGTTATAGAAGGTACTGACATAACTCAATTGTTAGGAACCGCGGTTAGCAATCTATATGCTAACCCTTATTTTACTACTTCTACTATTTGCGTACTTAAATTACCTGCAGGTAATTTTATTGTATCAGGTGTAATTGATCTTCCACCTTATGTTAACCTAGTTGGAGAAGGTCCAGGCATTACTAAATTAGTACTAAATGGTTCAGGCACAGGTATGTTTAGAACCGTTGACAAGTTAGGAGCACATTACGAACAGGGTATGCAGTTCAACGGTAATGCTTCTAAGAATGTCAGCATCTCTAATATGACACTGGCGTATAGCGGATCACAATCTAACGATACTCCTTTGATATCTTTAGACAATACTGAAAATCCTAAAATAGTTAACGTAGAATTTACTACAGCAAACACCACTACAGGGTTTGTGTCAACAGGCAGAGGAATTGGTATAAGAGGTTCTATAGGATCTGATGAAAGCACCGTTATATGCAGAAACATTGAAATTGTTGATTGCACATTTTCACAACTTAATGTAGGTGTATACGGTCTTGGTGAAGTAAGCAAAACCGTAATAGAAAAAAATAACTTTGTTAACCTTAACAACGGTGTAGTATTAGCCAGTGTTAATACCAATACTTCTGTTCCTGTAGATACATTAGTTTCTAAAAATAAATTTTCTTTCATCTACAACGAAGCAATATATACAACTACTTCCACGTATGCTAGTAGAGTAGTAAGCAATGAAAATAGTTTTTACTATGTAGGTAACAATGCATCAACACCGGATGAAAACATAACATACCAAGCAAGGTCAGTTATGCAATTTAATACACAAGGCAATGTGTCATTAAATGATTATTTTAATAGAGAAGAAGTAACAAAGGTTCCTAATTTTCATTATAGTCCTTTGGCCAGTGGAAATGCAAAAATAATTAACAATCGAACAAAGTCGTTGACCGTTAATGGAAATTCTTCTAATCAATATGTTATTGCAATTCCTCTAACAGGTGCTGACCAATTAGCTGTTATAGACTATCAGCTATCAAATACTGACATGAGTAGAAAAGGTAGACTTACCGTTAATATTTCGAGTGATGGATTTGCCAGTGTCAGTGACTATTACAATTATTCCGAAGTTACCACTGACGCATCAACGTTAATATTGTTTTCAACGGATTTATCAAAATCTCCATACATGATAGCAGGAAACAACTATATAAGTATAACCTGCTCTAGTTTTACTTCAGCAGTTACTCAGTTAGAATTTACTTTAGACATAACCGTTTAACATGTTTCAAAAATTAGTTGATGATCGGTTATCCGATTGGGCACACTTCCGTCGCCAAATAGAAAATAGCAACCAACCTCTTAACGATGTTTGGGAGTATTGGAAAGATGCTCCCTACATTCCCTACAACAATAAAATAGATCCGTTCAATCAACGTGACTGGCCCACGCCTTGGGAAATAATTGTACATAACAAATACGATGATTTTACCAAGGCAGTTATGATAGCCTGGACTATAAAGTTAACCAATAGGTTTAAAAATTCAAAGATTGAAATTAAAACTATTGTGAATGCTCAGAAAACGTGTTATACTAATATAGTATGTGTTGACGACACTTGGGCTATAAACTACAAAGATAATGAGCCAATGAGCGTCGAAGATATACTAGATCCGTTTTATATAGAAAATATAGTAGAACTAAATGGCTCCTGGTAAATATCATCTAAACACATTTTGAAGGTACAAAAAATATGATCATGGTTATCAAGCGTAACGGGGAGCGTGTTCCTCTAGATATTTCAAAAATCCAGAGACAGGTTGCCCATGCTTGCAGAGGTATCGATGGAGTTAGCCCATCGATGGTAGAAATTAAAGCACAAATAGAATTACACGACGGAATGTCAACAAAGACCATAGACGAGCTTTTGCTTAAAGCTATGGTTAACTTAATCGACGAAACAGAAAACCCTGAGATTAACAATGTCAACTATCAATATGTAGCAGGCAGACAACGTGTCAGTATGCTACGCAAAGAAGTATACGGAGATTACGATCCTCCCAAGCTATACTCAATTATTAAAACTAACGTAGAAGCAGGCATGTATACCAAGGAGCTACTCGACTGGTATACAGAAGATGAATGGAACATTATTGACTTGTTCATCGATCATGGTAAAGACGAAGAATACACATTTGCAGCCATTGCTCAACTTTGCGAAAAGTATCTAGTACAGAATCGAGCCACTGGTCAGATTTACGAAACGCCACAGGTGCGTTATGCTGTTGCCGCAGCCACAGCATTTCACAATGAACCTAAAGATGCGAGATTAAAATATGTTAAAGAATATTATGAATGTGCGTCGGCTGGCCATTTTACTTTGGCTACTCCTGTTCTTGCCGGCCTTGGTACTACCACCAAGCAGTTTTCAAGTTGTGTGCTTATTTCCTCTGATGATACTCTTGATAGTATCTTTGCTGCCGGGGAAATGATGGCGAAATATGCCTCTAAACGAGCCGGAATTGGTCTCGAAATTGGCAGAATCAGACCATTAGGTGCTCCAATTCGTAACGGAGAAATCAAACATACGGGTATGATACCATTCTTGAAGAAATGGTTCAGTGACCTGCGTAGTTGCAGTCAAGGTGGTATCCGTAATGCTAGTTGTACGGTTACATTTCCCGTTTGGCATTATCAGTTTGAAGACCTTATTGTTTTAAAGAACAACCAAGGTACTGAAGAAACTCGTGTACGCCAAATGGATTATAGTGTAGTTGTTAATGCTATGTTTTGGAGACGTTATAAGAATGGTGAAAACATTACCCTGTTTGATCCACATGAGGTTCCTGACTTGTACGAAGCGTACTACAGAGATACAGAAGAATTTGAACACCTATATTTGAATTATGAAAAACACCCAACGATTAAAAAGAAGAGTGTATCCGCGAATGAGATATTCAAAAATGGTATCCTTAAAGAACGTACTGACACTGGGCGCATATATCTTGTCAATATCGACAACGTCATTAACCAGGGTCCGTTTGATACACAGCTTGACCCAATATATCAATCAAACTTATGCCAAGAGATACTTTTACCCACCCGACCTTTCCAAAGAATTGAAGATCCAGCGGGACGAATTGCTCTTTGCACTCTTGGGTCAATCAACTGGGGTGCGTTCCGAAATCCGCAGGAAATGAGAAAGGCGTGCCGTGTATTGGTACGTAGTTTAAGTAACTTGTTAAACTATCAAGACTTCCTAAGTGTACAAAGCCGTTTGGCCAATAAAGAGTTTGAGCCTCTTGGCGTTGGCATTACGAACTTAGCATACTGGCATGCACGTAAGAGTTTCAAGTATGGAACACCTGAAGCACTAGCCGAAGTTAAACGTTGGATGGAACATCAGGCATTCTATCTTACCGAAATGAGTGTTGAGCTTGCCCAAGAAAGAGGCCCATGCACACGTAGTGAATACACTTGGTACGGTAAGGGAGTATTTCCTTGGGAACGTCGCAACAACGGTGTTAATGAACTAACAGACTTTACACCTAGTTTAGATTGGGAACCTCTGCGTTCTCGTATGAAACAATATGGCATCCGTAATGCTACATTGATGGCCGTGGCACCGGTCGAGTCCAGCTCAGTTGTTCTAAACTCCACCAACGGAATTGAAATGCCGATGGAATTGATTTCTGTGAAGGAATCGAAAGCTGGATCGTTTGTACAAGTCGTGCCAGAGTACAAACGTCTAAGAAATCGTTATCAGTTGATGTGGGATCAAACTGATTGTGTTGACTATCTAAAAACCAGTGCTGTGCTAGCCGCATACATTGATCAAAGTCTAAGTACTAACACATTCTATAATCCTGCACACTTTGCAGATAGTAAAGTTCCAGGTACACTGATTGCCAAAAACTTAATGTTGGCTTACAAATGGGGTCTTAAGACAATATACTATAGTTTAATTAATAAAGTAGGTGCTAAGACTTCTGTAACCGGCACAAATGAAATTACATTCAATGGAGTGACTACAGGCATTATGACCACTGACAATGCCATTATCTATGAAGAATTAGATGATGACTGCGAGGCATGTAAGTTATGATAGACACAGAAATTCTAGAAAAAATTAACATAATCAAAGAAAATGTAAAAATTATCAACGATTTAATGTCTGATTTACATGAAAAAGGGGTTGAAATACGTATAGCTTATAAAGATAGTAGTAATGGGTCGCCTACAGGGTTACCTTGCCTAACTCTTTGGAGAGCTACGGAACATGTAAATTACCTAGAGGAACCTAATGATTCCTAAGTACAAAGGTATTTGGAAAAGAGAAGAAATTCCTATCGGGGATAAACTGATGTCAATCAAAGATGATTTGTTGTCAGAGTTTATGGATGGTTGGGATTCATTAGAAGCGGCTGCAAAAGAACTAGGTGGAGCAACAATGAATCGCCCTGATCACCAGATTGAAGAAAGCCATTACGAAAATATGGTGCAGTCTAAAGTAGAAGGTAAAAATTACTATAGACCTAACAAAGAATCGTGGAGAGGATTTTCATTTAAGTATACTTTAAAAGATCGAAAGCATGATATAAACAAAGTTATGTCTCCAGACGATCCGTATGCAGGAAAATTTCCCACAGCGTTTAAATTAATGGAAGAGTATGGAGACGATTGTCCTATAATGAATTATAGTATACTTGCTCCTAACACTTCGATATTTAGACACACTGGTATAGAAAATAGGAGTGGTAGATTTTTAAGGATTCACATTCCTTTGATAATTCCAAAGGGTGATGTTTTTTTAGAAGTAGACGGAGAAGAAGTTACTTGGGACGATCTTTTTGGATTTAACAATCAATTACAACACAGCGCTCACAATTTATCTAACGAGTGGCGAATGATTTTTTTAATTGATATCGATAGAGTAAGGGCAGGCATTGAACCTGGGGAGCCATATAATCCTAGATATGTCCCAAGACCATTTATGAGAAATTTAATATGAGCAAAGAACAATACAATTTTAGTAAACAAACAAACTACCTTAAACGTAAAATGTTTCTGGATCCAGAAGGTCCTGTAACGGTACAACGTTTCGAAGAAGTCAAATATCCTAAACTGCAAAAGTACGAGGAACTGGCTCGTGGATTCTTTTGGGTTCCAGAAGAAATCAGTCTTACTAAAGACAAAATGGATCATAAGGAGGCCAGCGATGCGGTTAAGCATATTTTTACTTCTAATCTACTTCGCCAGACTGCTCTGGATAGCATTCAGGGTCGGGCTCCTTTCCAAGTGTTTGGGCCAGTATCGTCAATACCTGAACTCGAAGCGTTAACACTAACTTGGAGTTTCTTTGAGACCAGTATCCATAGTAAATCATATAGTCATATCATTAGAAACGTATACGGTGTTCCTAAAGATGAATTTAACAAGATCCACGATACAACTGAAATTGCTGGCATGGCTGCTAGCGTTGGGCGATATTATGAAGACCTTCATATCCTTAACAGCCGTAAAGAACTAGGTGAGCAAATTGACCTGTATACTCACAAGCGAGCAATTTGGATGGCACTACATGCCAGTTACGCATTAGAAGCACTACGCTTTATGGTATCATTTGCTACTAGTCTAGCAATGGTCGAAAACAAAATCTATATTGGTAACGGTAACATCATTAGCCTAATCCTACAAGATGAAATTTTACATAGTGAATGGACTGCCTGGTTAATTAATAATGTAATTAAAGATGATCCTGACTTTACTCCAATCGCAGAAGAGTGCAAAGATGAAGTTTATCAATTGTACATGGATGTTATTCGTGAGGAAAAAGAATGGGCAGAATACCTATTTAAGAAAGGTGTTGTTATTGGTTTAAATGCCAGTATCCTAAAAGACTTTGTTGACTACACAGCATTTACTAAATTAAAAGAAGTAGGAATTAAATATCTTGAAGAGCATCCTAAGTCTAGCCCAATTCCATGGTTTAATAAACATGTGAATATTAATAAGAAACAAACAGCACTTCAAGAAAATGAAAGTACTAACTATGTCATTGGCGTTATGAGTGATAATGTTAGTTACGATGAATTACCAGATCTATGAGGTAAAAATGAAAACAATATTAGAAAAAACACAAGAAAGAATAAAAGCATTAGAAAACGGGGAAGTAAAAACAACTGCTTTGTTTGATTCCACACAAACTTTGAAATCATTAAAACACAAAGAAAAAGTTTTGATGAACAACGCTGAAGCTATTGCCAATGGTAAGAAAGATTTAGCTGATGTATGGGCCAAATTGAATCAAATCGAAGCTAAGGAAAAATGCCTCCGTGTTCGTATGTTGGATTGGCTCAGTGATAAGTTGTTGAACTGGAGTAATCGTGTACATGTCATGGCTTGTAATATTGACAGCCCATGCCTAATTGAAATTCCTCCACGCAAAAAAGAAGATAGCCAACACGCCAAGGAATCTAAAAAAATTGGTCAATTGAAAGAGTTGTTGGCTTCTAGAGAACAAGCCAACGAAGAACTACGCAAACAAAATCGTGAACTAACAGAAAACATGTTAAAAGAATTTGCAGATTTACAAAAGGAGATGAAAAAATGACAAAAGCTATTGTATGGAGTAAGTACCACTGCCCTTATTGCGATCAAGCAAAGGCATTACTAACACAAAAAGGTATTGAGTTTGAAGAAAAGAAAATCGGTGATGGATATACCAAAGAAGATCTATTAGAAGCCGTGCCAAATGCACGTACCGTTCCGCAAGTCTTTTTAGACAACCAACTTATCGGCGGCTTCACAGAACTAAAGGCACATCTAAATGGATGAAGATTTCAACGGTAACATTACCGTTGACGATTTATCATGGACCAATTATTCTATGAATAGTCCTTATTACGGGAATGTAACAATAACATCTACATCGTCCTCTTTTATTAGTACGGTTCTAGCTAACGGTCCAAGTGGGGCGTTTCTAACCAGCAGTGGCGCAAATGGATCTAGCTGGGCGTCATCGTATTCCCACCCATCGATAAAAGTTACAGGAGACGCTGAGTTTGACGGTGATGTTAAAATACAAGGCCATAGTGTTGTTAAACTTCTAAAAACCATAGAAGATAGACTGGCTATTATACAAGATCCTAGTCCAGAGAAACTAGAAAAATTTGCTGCCCTTAAAAAGGCATATGAACACTATAAAACATTAGAACGCCTAATCGGCGAAGATTAAAGGAAAATATGTTATTAAGTAAACCAATCACAGACGGAACCGTTGTTAGTTTAAAACTAGTTAACGGAGATGAAATTATCGCACGTTACGACGGCGAAGATGCTGATACAATTAAAATTAATCGTCCGTTAGCATTAACTATGGGAGCACAAGGATTAGGAATGATTCCTTGGTTATTTCTAGGAGATACTGATTCATTCACATTGAAACGTGAACATGTATTTGTTATGGTTCCTAGCAAGAAAGATGCGTCCGATCAATATGTTCAGGGAACTACTGGCATTGCCCTTCGTTAAATACATTATTAGGAGATAATATATGCCATATGTACCAGGTGGAACCAGTCAAGGAAATAGCGGATTAGTTGAGGTTGCTGATGTTTATCATAGCCCTACCGTTTTCGCTAATAATGTACCGATGGCATTATGGTTAACCCCTGGAGAAAGTGCGGCATACGCAGGCGTAAGTGTTTCTCCATCAGTAACAATTCCTTCTCAAATACAAGATGCAATTAATGCTAGTACATCGGCTTATGTTGCTGCCCAAGATGGACAGCCTAATCAGTATTATAATGCCTCAGCCGCAGAAGGTGGCGTTAAAGGTAACTATGCAGGAACACCTGACGATCAAACAACAGGTGCCGGTTTAATTGCCACAGATGCATCTTTCAGTGACATCATTCCATTCTTAAAAAATACGCTAGACGAAGCTGGTAGAGGAATGTGGCGTGAAACCGGCCAGGGCGGCAAACCTAGTAATCCTAATATTACAGGAATTTGGAGATCGTTGGGCATTGGTTCAACAGGAGCCTGGGCAACGGATCAAACAGCATGGTGTATGGGTTTTGTTAATTTTGCATTAAAGTCTAGTGGATTCAAATATGTGCAGACTGCATCTGCTGCCGCAATTACAACCAATCCAGGACGATGGAATGCAACCCAAGTTCCAAAAGAACAAGCACAACCAGGTGACATTGCATTTTGGAGTTACCGACATGTAAACTTTGTATATGGAGCCAGTGGAGGCAAGTATACATTTGTTGGGGGAAATCAAACACCCAAAGGTGGAAGTAATAACCCAGATGATGGCGATGTTACCGTTTCTTATCCGGGCGGAACTCCTGCATCCAATTCAAATTGGGTAAGTTGCTGGCGTCCAAGTAAGACTTGACAAAATCAAATAACGCTGTTATACTATAAGCAAGGAGATAGCAAATGGCTAATGAATTGGCAAAATATTTAAATTCACGTCGTCGTCAAAAAGATGAAAATGCTATCAAGAAACAATTAAAGATTGCTAAACAACATGGAATTTCGGGTTACAAAAGTCGTGATGAAAAAGAACCACATAGACTAGCAAAACACCATGCTATGGATTGCGGTAATCCAGAATGTTATCTATGCGGTAACCCTCGCAAGACGCACAAAGATAAACTTACACAGCAAGAAAGACGCCTTTTCCAAGATGTTGAAAAAACCACAGACCGACACAGCAACGGATTAACAAATGACGAAGAAGATTTACTATGAAAAAATCGGCCGCAAATATGTTCCTGTTCGTGAGTATGACAGCAATCTCATGGATGCTCTGCCTAAAGGTAGTCACCTTATTGTCTGTTACCCCGGCGGCCAATCAACCCGCTATAACGTGGAACCAAATTATGCCGCGCTGATTGCCGCGGGGTGTATTGCTGAAGATACTATCAGCTCTATACTTCAAAAAGCCAGCGACCTGCGTCCAAAAAAAATGCCAATTACTCAAGAACAGAAAGATGCTTGGGAAAATTTAGTTCGAGTATTTGGAGAAGAAGCTAGGCTTTTAGAATGGCCTAGCGCTCGAGAAGCCGCAGAAGAAGCAGTAAAAGCAATGGAAGAAGAAGCATTTCGATTAATGTTGCATCCTGCGGTAAAAAAGTCCTACGAAAACTTCCAAATCGTGTGTAAACTTGTCAACGATGTTGAGAGGTAAGGCGTTAAATAAGTACACCCGTTAAGCATACTTGCGTAGCAGGTCTAGTTTTGGTCAGGCGGAGGCTACTTAACGGGTCCGTCATTTTTTTTTTTGGAGATGGTTATGAAAAAAGTTCTAGCAGTTGCAGTATTAACATTAGCCGCTATTCCAGCATTTGCCCAACACGGACATTGGGAACGCCGCGGTGGTGGTTGGGGCTGGGTCGCACCGGTAATCATCGGTGGCGCAATTGGTTATGAATTAGCCCGTCCTCCTGTTGTTGTACAGCAACAACCTGTATATATTCCACCAGCACCAGTTGTTGTACAACCTGCACCAGTGCAAAATTGCAGTCCTTGGACAGAAGTTCGTAATCCAGACGGTACGGTAACCGTAACTCGTACCTGCACTCAATAATCAAAATACCCCTAGGTGTTGGCTTGCTAAATAGTTATAAATTAACTTGCGAGCAACGATATGCCAACACCATCTTCGGGTCCTATCTCATTTCAAAACTTACAAAATGCTTTTGGTACAGGCACACCTGTATCGTTCAATAGCTTTTATCGAGGCGGTAGTAATGTTCCCAACATTACACCAAACAATGCTGTTCCTACTGCCAGCACAATTAGTCTACATGAATTTTACAGCACTTGGGGTAATAAAACTCTAAGATTTACAATGACCGTAGGATCATTGGCTGTATCCGGAAAAGGATATTACTACGGATTCGGAAACCTCGGCGTTGGGCAAACTTTTGGTTATATCGATAACCCTACATTTTTAACTCCTAATGGTCCTATGAACATCGAAGGGTTTTACTTTGGTTCGGGCACCAACACATGGCATCTACATTTAAGTTCTGCATCTGCTCCTGCAAACACAGATCTTACTTTTAAGTCCGTATCTTTAACAGATTATGATGCCGCTGGGTTAAGAGGATCTGCGGCTAGTACACAAGTTGTTGGAACAGCTCGCAGATGGAATTGGGCATCCGGTGGTACCCATCCTGTATCAGGGAACCATGCCTGTACTTTAAATTATTATGGTTAATAAGGAATATAATGATACCGTTTACAATGAATATCTTGAACTACAAGAGCGGTGTTTACACCGTTGAATATATACCAGTTGAAAAAGAAGTACATCATTCTATTAAATTAGACATACACCTAGACCCGGAAACGTTATACGATAGAGATAAAATTATTGAAAAATTATCATTAGCATCACCTCAAGAATATTGGTATAATCAGACACAGGCAGCAGAAGTAGATCATGATGCGGCTGCTAGTTTAGTTAACACATCACACGACATTAGTTCTTTGGTGCCCATGCCTGTTAATCCTGTAAATTCATTTAGTTTCCAACCACCTGTACCTGGAGATCAAGGCCCTGCACTAGAACAGGTTCAGATGCCTAGACAGATTGTAGTTCCTTCAACTCCTTCAGGAAGTTCATCTCCTGAAGAGGTAGTATCACCACAAGAACAAAATGTGATCAAATTAAAAATGTTGATTCAACAAGTATTACAAGAAATGGCGGAAGGTACCGTATGAAATTTACTCCGTTTGCAGCATTTGGAAAAATTGTTATTCTTGCACAGACAAACGCAGGCGATAGTCGCGTGGTTCCTATTGCCGAAAATGGTCTAGTAAAAACAGGCTGGTATTTCTATACTGACGGTGTAGCCAAAGTCCACGTATTAGAAACTGGCGAACAATTAGATGATCGAACACCCGGTTGGTTAAATTCAGAACATACTGGTGCAAATGCGAGTTCAGGCGGTAACTTACAATTAAATTTCCCAGTTGCTACAGAATGGTTATGTATTCCTCATCAATATAATAAAGACGGATTGCCTACTCTAGAAAGTGCAATATTTAAAGCAGGTGAAGAAACTATTATACCCAACAACAGCAATATCTTTTTAGTTCGTGGAAATTTAGTTGTTAACGGTAAAACATTTACGGGTCCAACACAGATAAGAATAAGAACAGGAGATGCAACAGCAAAGCCACTGGCTTCGGATGATTGCTATGGAGTAAAATTTCTATGAAGACATACGTTTGGCAAAGATCATTAGGAGCTTGGATGTTATTTCCGATTGCATACTTGGCATATATTGCCGATGCAAATCCTTTATGGCTGATACCATCGTTTTTGATTTATATCACTATTGCACTTACCGTTACGGTAGGATATCATCGTTTGTTTACACATAACGCATTTGTTTGTTCTAAATTCTGGCATTGGTTTTTTGGTCTAGTAGGATGTGCAACTCTCAATGCGGCGCCAGTTCATTGGAGTAGTGTACACATCAATCATCATAAATTTAGTGATACTGAAAAAGATACATACGATCCTAACATCAAACACTTTCTAAGATTCAAAGAAAGAGAAGGTGTAATTGCCACTAAAAATGAATTAAGAATGATGCGTGATCCTATGCATACATTGTTCTTAAACCATTCTTTAACAATTGCACTAGGTGTTGCTATTATTTTGCTTGCTATAAATTACAATGCCTTTTTATTTTTATGGGCATTACCTACATCTACATATCTAGTTACCAGCGGGTTACATACAATTTTTGCACACGGTAAATTAGAAGAAAATGATGATCGGCAAAACGCCGCTAGGAATCTGTGGCTTTTAGAGTTTATAATACCAATGGGGGGTGAATGGTTACACAAAGAACATCACAATAAACCCAAACTAATGGACTGGGGTACCAAATTTTATTATTTTGACCTTGGTGCAATTTTAATAAATTTAATTGGTAAAAATGATAAATCAGCAACTACTTGATCTAGAAGAAGAAGATAAAAGATATAATTTGCATGTCGGTGCAGAAGCTATTGAGACATACAATATAATCTTAGTGTACCCAGCATGGCGTCCGCCACAACTTGTGGTTCAAGAAGTCCCTTTACAATCTCCAGAAAAAATAAAAGAAAATTTAGCAAAGTTAGGGATATACTTTTAATATGAGAAAATTCTACCACCATGCGGGATACACACCTATGATGGTTGCTCCTACTCATATGTATAATGTCTTTGACAGATCTCGATCAATGATTGATATTCCTCAAATCGAGTGTATAACACCAATTGGCGAGCTAGTTGATACACCTAAGTCTATAGATGAATTGTGTTATAATAGTGCTACTAACATTATAGCCAAAGCAGGTTCTAGAAAAATATATGTCACATGGAGTGGTGGCATTGACTCTACGCTAGTGTTATCTGAGATGTTAAAATATGCTCCTGCAGATCAATTAGTTGTAATGATGGATAATCATAGCAAACAAGAGTATCCGGATTTTTATAAAAAATACATAGAAGATAAACTAGCAACAACTGAAATGAATTTCTACAATGACGATCCATTAAGAAAAGCAATTTTAGATGGAATTGTAGTTACTGGTCACTTGTTAGATCCTGTTTTCGGTTCTAACAATTATTCTGCCATGCCCCGGGAAAAGTTAGAAGAATCTATTGATCGATTTTTAAAACCATTAAATGCGTATTCTAAAGATATGTACATGAAATCAGTCAATGCATGTCCTAGGAAACTTGAAAATGTTAAAGATTTATTTTGGTGGCTGGATTATACGTTAAATTATCAAAGCGAAGAACTGATGTGGCTTTTAGAAGTAAAGCGCATGGTTCTAGGGCATAACCTTTTTCACTTTGGCATGGGACCAGATTGGAATAACTATGCTGTATCAACTCCGGCAGAAATAAAGTGGGAAGGTTATGATTTTAGAAAATTCAAACAACCACTAAAAGATCAATTATATACATTTACTAAAGACGATTTTTACACCAAAGAAAAAATAAAAATGCCTTCCTGGAGACACTATAGGACGGACGAAGACAGATTTAAAAACAAAGCTGTGTGGATTGATATACATTGGAATAGAGGATATTATGGCGTTAATATTTAATTGCGAACCAGTGCTAATGGTTAAACCAGAAATGGAACCAATGCTAATTGATCATTATGAAGAATTAACATTGCACAAAGATAAAATTAAACTTGCCCCTGATTGGGAGCTATATGATAAGATGGAAAAAACAAATAATTTCTATCTACTTACTGCACGGGACAGCGAAGACGGATCTTTGTTAGGTTATAGTGCCTGGTTTGTTAAACCACATATTCATTATAAAGAAACTATTGTTGCATCTAACGATGTGTTATTCTTACGCAAGGACCAACGTGCGGGCATGACCGGAATTAAATTAATTAAATATTCTGAGCAAGAAATGCGTAAGTACGCACATAAGATTACCTGGCATGTTAAAGGAGAACCTGACTTTAGGCCAATTTTACATCGTATGGGATACGCAGACGAAGATGTTATTGTAGGAAAAATGTTAGTATGACTTTACCAGCACGAGATTTATATGCAAAATGCTGTTTTACAGAAGAACAATTAGATGCATTTAGGCAACTTTATTATAAATGGTTTGCACCTCACATGCCAGATACTTATGATGGAACAGCAACCGTTGCATTATGGTGGCCAAATGAAAAATGGGAACCAACAAAAGGCAAGGATATAAACCATAAAAATTATGGGTTCTCTGTACCCGAGTGTGCCGATGATCCTTTATGGAAACAACACTTTGAACCTATGCTACCTTTTATGGCAAAAGATGCAGTTATTACCAAATTACCTCCAGGAGCAACTATGCATCCGCATATCGATAGATCATGGAGAGCACAGGCTATCTATATTCCTATCGAGGGGTGTAGTCCAGAATGTTATTCCGAGTACTATGAACTACCTAAAATAGATAGTCCTAATAGACAAAGTCAATCAGTACATCCACAACCTATATACAAATATGCAATCTATGATAATGCATACTTAACAAATGTACACGAATGGCATGGTGTTAGAAATACATCTGACAAAACTCGTATAGCGTTTGGTTGGAATTTTCATCCTATACAAAAATGGCCTTACACACAATGCCGAGACAAGATGATCGAACTAGGATATGTCCGTGAATGAAATATGCTATTATAGATTAAAAATTGAAACGGCTAATTCATTAAATCCTGAATGGAGTTTTCCTACCCCTACTGGAGATTATGGTATATGGTCAGTTGAATCAACTACTATGTTTACTCCTGAGTGGTTAAACTATGTTTCAAATTTAGGACTTAATATAAAACATGCTCTTGTATTTTATAGAGCGCCATTTACTACTTCTAAAGTAGCTCACGTTGATACGCATATAAAAGATCTTAAAAAAGTTAACTTTGCAATCAATTGGGTAGTAGGAGGAAAGGAAAGCAGTATGCATTGGTATACACTTCCTACAGAAGAAGGAGTATTTAAAGATGTTGATTCTAGTTCTCCATACCTAACCTATAAATTTGATGAAATAAAATACATAGAATCCTGCAGAATCCAGGATCAGGTAACGTTGGTTAGAACAAATCTTCCACATGCTATTACAATGGGGTCAGATCCAAGATGGTGTATTTCTGCAAGAACTCATATAAGTGAAGATATTCCTTGGGACGAAGTTGCTAATTTGTTCCGTTCAAAAAATTTATTAGTGGAAAGATAATATGAAAGAACCATGTTGGTACGAACTAAACATTCCTTGCGATAATGCAATTAATCCTGAGTGGAAATATCCAGATGTAGAAGGTAAAGAATTTGGTGTCTGGTCTTTTAAAGCATTTGAAATCTTTAGCAAAGAATGGATACAAGACTTAGCTAAAAGAGGATTGGTAATAACAGAATCAATAGTCTTTTATAGAGAGCCGGGCCACAATACACATAATGCACATTTAGACATTCATAGAAATCATCCTATTAAAATTTCTACCTTCGGTCTTAACATGGTAGTAGGAGGTCAAGATGCCCCCATGACTTGGTATAAGACTCCTCTTATTCAAAATCGTGCCCCTACTCCAGGAGGTGCAGGCACAATTTATTATAATTGGCCCATCAATACATTAGAAGAAATTGATAGACATATTCTTGCTGAAAATAAGTTAACTATGGTTAGAGTGGGAATTCCCCATACGGTTATAATGAATAATCAGGCTAGATGGTGTATTTCTGCAAGGGCAGGAATGATAGAAAGAATGTATTGGAAAGATATAACCGAGTGGATGAAAGACAGAGATTTTTTAATCGAAAGAACAGATATAGATGTTTCAAAAAATTGATTTTTTATTAGACGACAACAATGTAGATTTTGAAAGACTTAAAGGGCCTGTGGTTGTTGTATATGGAAGAGCTCCTAAGCCCGTTCTTACATACTATAGATTAAAAGATCTTGCGTACTTTAATAGTTTACTACCGAAAGAAATGTTTTCTGGTATCCCGCCTCTACAAGTTCAATTAGCAGAGATACATGGCGAAGGTCATTTACTACCACATATCGATCATAATATCAGTGCCTGTGCAAATTATTATTTAGAAACTAATAATTCTACTACTTACTTTTATAAGAAAAAAGAAAACGCATACGGATTTAACCATCCTGGGAAAAAAGAAGCCAACATATATTCTTTAGATCAGGTAGAAAAGGTTGCAGAATTTACTGCACAACAAAATGATTTATATTTGTTAGACGTTTCTAAAATTCATAGTGTCAATAGTCCCAATAGTGGTGTTAGAAGATTCATTACATGGCAATGGGTAGGAACACCATTTGATAGAATTAAAGATGCATTAAGACAAAATAATAAATGAGTGTACCTCCTCGTAATACATTTTGTAAAACCGTATGGGATGGGTTACACATATTACCCGACGGATATATACGACTATGTTCATTAGGTACAAATAGCGTTGATGAGTTAGATATGCAACGTTGTCGAGACAGAGACGGCAATCTAATGCACATCTTAACACACGATTTACGTGACATTATAAACAGCGATAAGCATAGAGAAGTTAGAAGATTAAATGTAAAGTCTCCTGATCAATGGAGTCCTCATTGCGAATGTTGTGAGAATAGAGAAATAATAACAGACTACAATCGTAATCATGTTAACACAAGTCGTAGAGTGAGATTGATGACGTTAATCAATTCTGAACATGTTACTGAAGAAGATTACACCAACAAGATTGCAGACGACGGTTCGGTTGATTGGTTACCTAGTAGTTTAGATATACGCTTTGGTAACTTATGTAATCAAAAATGTATAATGTGCGGCCCGCATTTTAGCAACCTATGGTACGATGAGTACACTGAATATTACAATACCAATTCATTTGGATTGATGAATGAAATAAAACTTGTAAAAAATATAAAAACAGACAAGTGGATGTCTCCACCTGAAATGTATTGGTATGAAAATCCCATCTGGTGGGAAAAGTTTAACCAGCTGATGCCAGGGCTTCGACATATCTACATCACCGGCGGTGAACCTATGGTAACTCCTGCACATTTCGAGATGCTGGAAAAATTATCAACAAGTGGTTATTCTAAAAACGTTGTACTAGAGTATGATACAAATCTATCTGCCCTTAATAACAAAATTATAGATCAGTGGTCTAACTTTAAAAGTGTTATAGTTAGAGTAAGCATGGATGCTACTAGGGATCAATATGAACTAATAAGGTTCGGCGGAAAGTGGGAAAAGTTTGTAGAAAATGTAAAAACTTTAAAAAAACATACCTTAAGAAATCCTAATGTTGTATTTGATTCTATAACTTCGTGTTTTCAAACCTTGACAGCTTATGATATAATTAAGAGTGAGGAATTCTGTAGACGATTAGGTATTCCTTTTCATATTAGGTTTTTAGAAGGTCCTATACATTTTTCTGTAAATCACTTGCCCAGGGATTTAAAATTAAAATTGCTAGAGTATTACAGATCCTTTGTTAATGTTAGTCTTAAATCAAAATTGATCGTAGCACATCTAAAAAATAACCTTGAAACAGAAATTGACCCAAATGCCTTGCAAGAGTTTATTAAATTTATGGACTACCTCGATAAGTCAAGGAATACAAATTGGAGAGCAGTACTTCCAGAAGTTTCTCAATTAGTAGGTTGACATTGTACGATAAATATTGTACAATTGAAGTTATTGCTGTATGAAGCAAAGAGAAAAGTGTTCTGGACGCGAGTTCGAATCTCGCCATCTCCACCTAAGTGTATTGAGGTATATTTAGGTGGGGATGAAAATGGTTTCGACAGGGCAAAGAGTATTGAAGTGGACAGCTCGGGAAAGCAGAACCCGTTAGGATTGGGGTAACCCGGTCGTAGAAGCAAAAAAAGTAATCGCAAACGACGATACATTCCTATTAGCCGCAAACGCCTAATAGCGAGGCAGTTATGCCTTGTAACAGAAAATAACAAGGACCCGCTTCGGCGGGTTTCTTTTTGACCACCGTTACCTAAAAATAAATATTTTCATGACTGAAAAGAATATCTATACAGCTGAAGAATTACCAATAACTGAGTATTTGATGACATTCAAAGATAACTTGATTAAAGACTTCTTAGCGTATCATACAGATTTCGATCAAGAAAGCATGTCTAAGGTAATTGATGTTAGACCCGGTGGTAGAAATTTTGATTATCTCAAAAGTAAAAAAAATGCTTGGAAAAGCCAACCCTTGTTGTACAGATATACACCAGACGGAAAAACACTAGAACGTTATAAAGATTTTGGAGATAATTTCCCTACTGCCGCTAAAATTATAGAAGAATTTGGGGATAATTTAGGAATCGTTTTATACAGCATACTCGAACCTAACTCGTCTATACTTAGGCACACCGGTATTGAGAACCGTACTGGCGAATACCTAAGAATACATCTGCCCCTAATTGTTCCGCCAGGGGATATTTTCTTAGAAGTCAACGGAGAAGAAGTTACATGGGATAAACCTTTTGGATTTAATAATCAAAAGGTACATAGTGCTCACAACCATACACCAAACAGGCGATTGATTTTTCTAATAGATATTAAACGCAGTTATTTGGGATTAGAACCGGGCAAGCCTTACGTTCTAAGAGATGAGCTATTAGCAAAACCTTTTGTTAGACAACCTAAAGAGATTAAATAATTCATGAAATATAGCAAACCTATTAAAATTGAAGGCTGGGAACAGATTGCCTTAAAATATTCAAGTTGGGTACAAGACGGATTTACACTACACTCAAAGTTAGTTCCAAAAGAAGATTGGGAATGGATAGAGTCAATAGTAAATCCTTCATTAAAAGCATTTTCTGGAAAGGATCATAAGATTCAGTCCTGTATCAACTTTTTCGTGGCTCCCGGAAAAAGCAGGGGAATACACGTTGACTACAATGATCCACGTTGGCCAACAGAAGGAAATTGGGCATTAAACATTCCAATTTGCAATGTTGAAAATTCTGAAATGTTATGGTATACCGGAGACTACACGCAGGAAACATACCACAGACCCGGGGGATACATTTCTGAAAAACTTACATGGAACGCTAAACCTGTTCTGTTAGAATCGTATTGTATTAAAGAACCAACTTTGGTATATGTTCACATTCCACACGATGTAAGGAATGATAGTAATTTGCCAAGAGTGTTGATGAGTTTACGAATGACTCCGAATATTCTTACATTTAATCCCAATGCGTGATTATTTCTCCAAATCTTGTCAACTAAGTTCAGAGCTACCGCGTTATATATATACACAGCAATAATGTTGTGTACTAACCAAAAGGAAACTTTGAAATGAAAACTATTGCAACTTTGATCGCTACCCTTGTCGCCGTAACTGCCTTTGCCGCAGAACCTGCTAAAAAAGAAGAAGTAAAGTCTGCACCAGCAGTCACCGCAACTCCTGCTCCTCACAAGGCAGACGTTAAGCCTAACAAAAGCGAAAAGAAAGAAGCTACTAAGGCTGAAGTTAAGCCAGCTAGCCCAGCGGCTTCCAAGTAATTCGAACGACACTCTAATACTAGATGACGATCTAGTATTAGGGCGTAACCGAAAAGCTAAAGACTTTGGAAAACTAGTACATGAAGAAGAATTATCTGATTATGTATTAGAGAGATTAGCTAAAGCTAGACAACTAGCAATGGCAAAATACCATGAAATACATGGTGCCAGTGCATAAGAAAAGGTCCCAAAGACCTTTTCTTGCATAAGTAATATATGATCGAGATATTATTATACACATTGATAGTTACACATATTACTATCATTTGCGTTACTCTGTTCTTACACAGAAGTCAAGCGCACAAAGCAATTACATTCCATCCTATCCTAAGCCATTTTATGCGTTTTTGGCTATGGCTAACAACAGGTATGGTTACAAAAGAATGGGTTGCAATACATCGAAAACATCACAGATACAGCGACCAACAAGGTGATCCTCATAGTCCTCACATGTTTGGTGTATGCACCGTGTTGTTCTTTGGTGCATTCCTATATCATAATGCCAGTGAAGAAAAAGAAATGATTAAGCAATACGGAGTAGGCACACCCGACGATTGGATTGAGCGAAATATCTATACTCCATATAACGCTTATGGTATTGGACTTATGTTGATCATCAACATGTTGATATTTGGTCCTATTGGATTCGTTGTTTGGGGTATTCAAATGCTATGGATTCCATTTTGGGCCGCAGGCGTTATCAATGGAATCGCACACTGGGCAGGTTATCGAAACGGCGAAACTAAAGATTCTAGCCATAACATCAGTCCTTGGGGTATTATCGTCGGCGGCGAAGAGTTGCATAACAATCATCACCTTGATCCGGCCAATCCGAAACTTAGCAGAAAGCCTTGGGAGTTTGACATAGGCTGGATGTGGTTTAAGTTGTTTAAATTTTTAAAATTGGCAGATATAAGAAAATAAATATTAGCATGAGTCAATACATTTACTTCAATCCAAATCCTATTTTAGATCCATTAACAAATAATTGGGAAAAAATTAGAGATGAATTTAATGCTTGGTTACCTACACATATCAAAGATCTTTCAGACCCTGAAAGCCCTGGGAAAAAAGCAAATCACATAACAAACCTTCAACAAAAAGACGATGTTGTATATGAAGGAATATTCAAATGTATGCCTACGTTCATACGAGATTCTTTGTTAGATGATAGAGAGGCAGCAACACTTGGATTTCCAAATGAAAATGGAGTGTTGATCCCGCCATGGCCTAATTTCCGTAAGGGCGGTCCTACATATTGCCTTCGCGAAGATAGGATTGCAAAAATGCCAACTATTGGAAATTGGCTAATGGAAAATTTTGACATTATCGGATCAGTACAATATAATATATGTTTACCAAATAGTTTGCTAAATCACCATTGGGGGCTAGATTATAATTATCTACGCCTACACCTTGTGTTAGATGATGCTCCTGGTTGTTTGTTTGACATAGAAGGGGAGAAACACGAATGGGTAAACGGTGAGCTATTTGGCTTTGACGATAGCATGGTGTTGCATGGAACCAAGCATACAGGTACGAAACCTAGAACCATAGTGTTGATCGATATACTAAAGACAGCCATTCAACCTTATGCTAAGACTTGGCCGGTTAAACCATGGTTGGAACGTAAAAAACGACCAATCATCGACGTTAAATGGTAAAAACTAGGCAAAAATGTCCAGTTTTTGTTGACTATATTGTGTTTAGGCATATATAATAATACTATGACCTTGTAGTCATTTATAATCTAAAGGAAATATTTTACATGAAGAAGTTCTTACTTTCAATCGCTCTACTAGCATCAGTTGGTTTAGCACAAGCGGACGCTAGTGTATTTGGCACAATGGATGCCGGATATAATAGTACCAAAGCTCCAGGCGCAGCCTCAGCAACTACTAATTTTGCCAGCGGCGGTATGACAACCAGCTACATTGGTTTTAAAGGCACTGAAGATTTAGGCAATGGCTCTAAAGCAGTTTATGAGTTATCCAGTTTCTTAAACGCTGGTAATGGTGCTACATTAGGCGGCACTACTGCTAACACATTTGCACGTTCAGCATTTGTCGGTCTAAGCAACGACAAACTAGGTACCGTTACATTGGGTCGTCAATCTAACCCAAGTTTCTTACCAACCATCCTATTTAACGCATACGGTGATTCCGGTGCATATGGTCCTCTATGGCACGCCACTTACTTTGGTAACACTGGTAACCCATCTACCCAATTGTATAACGATACAGCATGGGACAATAGCATTGCTTACACAACACCAAGTCTAGGTGGTGCAAAGGTTACATTGCAAAATGCAAAAAGCCTTGCAGGTAACAACAGCGGCGCTAATGTGTTGTACTTCAAAGGCAACCTAGGTCTAACAGCATACTGGCAAAAAACTGAAGTAAACAGCTCTGGTAGTTTCCAGAATGATATTTACACAGGTAATGCGGCCAGCCACTCTGTAGAAAAAGGTGTTGGTGCCAGCTATGACTTGCAAGTTGCTAAAGTATTCGCAACTTACCAAGAAGGTCGCGACAAGCACTTGAATATGGACGGCAAGACTACACAAGTCTCTACATCGGTTCCAGCAGGTCCAGGTAATGTAATGGCTGAGTACGCTCACACACGTTACGACAACGGCACAATCACAGCATACAATGAATATGCAGTTGGTTACGACTACAACCTAAGCAAGAAAACAGATGTTTACGCTACGGTTGGACGTACTAATGTTTCTGGTCTAAGCCAAGGCCAAACATTAGGTGCAGGCATCCGTGTACGTTTCTAAAATAGAAACTACTTAACCAAAGGGCCTTGACAGGCCCTTTTTTATTTGCTATAATAAACACATGCGCTAGTAGCTAAATGGTATAGCAGGAGATTCTAAACCTCTGAGCCGCGGGTTCGATTCCCGCCTAGCGCACCAATCTTAAATCAACTTTTTGAAAAGCATCAAATGTCATATTTTTTGAAGTCAGGCAATACATTCCGAGTTTCAACCAAAGAAGCTATGGATCTTCACGAGAAGTTGCCCGCAGGCAATTATGTAGTTAAAGAAATGCCAATGGATGGTCCATTGTATCTTGAACACATCGATTCGTTTGAAATCAAAGGCAAGCGTTATGGCGACCTTGATAAAAACACTGATCGTATCTTGAATACATTTATGGACCGTACTGCATCAACAGGCGTTATGCTTGCTGGTGAAAAAGGTTCTGGAAAGTCATTGCTGGCTAAGAATTTGGCTATCGAAGGTGCCAAGCGGTTAGGTGTTCCTTGCATTGTTATTAACGCACCTTGGGTTGGTGACAAGTTCAATGCGTTCATGCAAATGATTGAACAACCATGTATGGTCTTGTTTGATGAATTTGAAAAAGTTTATTCTTCAGAAGAACAAGAACAAGCTCTTACTTTGCTTGACGGTGTATTCCCTAGCAAGAAATTGTTTGTCTTGACCTGTAATGACAAGTGGCGTATTGACCAACACATGCGTAACCGTCCTGGTCGCTTGTTCTACATGATCGATTACAAAGGTCTTGATGCTAACTTCATCATGGAGTACTGCAACGACAATTTGAAGCCAACTTTGTTGAAGTATGCTGAGAAGCTGTGCCAGATTGCCAGCTTGTTTGCTCAGTTTAACTTTGACATGTTGAAAGCAACGGTTGAAGAAATGAACCGTTACGACGAGCCGCCCGAAGAAGCTCTGCGTATGTTGAATGTCAAACCAGAATTCGATTCTGGTAACAAGTTCACTATGAAGGTCATTAAGGATGGTGAGGAAGTCAAGGCGACTGACATGGAGACTATTGAATGGAGAGGTAATCCTCTACAGGGTCAAGTTCATCTTCATGTTAAAAAGTATGACGACGAACCAGACGAGGACGGTGACATCGATTGGAACTGGAATTCAATCAAATTTAACCCTAGCGATATCAAGAAAATTGATAGCCAAAATGGTAAATTTGTTTTTGCCAATTCGGAAGGTATCCAACTTGTTTTGAGCAAGGTCAAAGAGCAGTCTTACTCTTACTTCGATGCTTTTTGAGTAATTTGGTAAAATGACTGATAAAACCAGGTTGACATGCCTGGTTTTTTCATTTATAATATATACATATAGACAGGAGCACTTATGGATATCAATCACATCACACAAATGGTTCGAGTTGGCGAAATTAAAACCCAAACCGATACAAAGAAATTGGCATTCGTTCCAGATGCCAATATGTCCACTTCTCAACTAAAAGACAAACGTGGGCGAGTATACGCAGTTGTTGTTGATGGAGTAATTGAAAAAATTGGTGGCAGTCAAGATGCTGGCGGTATACAAGGTACTATTGGTTGGTACTTGAACGGATGGGCAAAAGGCAATAGTGAACGATCATATTGTACTTGGAATTTCTTTACCAAATCTATTAATGCTGGTAAGAAAGTAGAGATTTATGCCGTTTGGGCTCCTATGGTTGATGTAGAAATTCCCACGATGACAGGAACTATAACAAAAAGTTTACCTGTGGATTTTCATACAATTGAAAAAGCATTTAACGACGAGTATTTTGAAATTGAACAAAAACATCCTACTCTCAATATGCAAGAATCTGGTAAACGATGGCAAGATACAGGCTTGCTCGAAGGTTATATCAATAAAGATGGTACAATCTACGGTCAAAATAAATGATTCATTTTGGCAAAATAATATTTGACAAGCAGGTAAAACC